AATGCCGTCTTGCCCGCATTGCCTGACCCGTGATATTTTTTATTCCATGATTCAGCAATTCGCTCCCTAGCTTCTTTATTTACCTCGTTGGGAGATTTTAGGATTCCTGAAAGCATTGCGCCATTCCCCAGATAGTTAGCTCCGAACTCTTGGGCCGCCACTACCTCACCGAGTAGATTTCTCGCGTTGTTAATCATGTCGCCACCAGCTATGCCGTTGTAACTCATAATCGGAATAGCGAGAATGTCAGCGATTGTAAAGGTTCTATCGTGGCCCCGGATTTTATAAACTTGCTCCTTCGCGCCAGGAACGAGTACAGCCGTTACGTCCGTAGTCTTTACGTGTATAATCTCAACCGGCTCGCCACGGCCGTTTCTTTTAATAATTGAATAGCACGTGCCATGCGCTAGTCCGTGAATCATCATCGTTTCTCGCCATGTAAATGAAGTGTAGAACCGCGCTGGCTCGTGGGCGATCAGCTCGTATAGTGGATGGTCGCGGTCAACTTCTGCGCCCTTGGGCGTCTTGCGCATTATGTCGATGGGTAGGCTTGCGACTGTTTCGGAAAGTACGCGCCAACAAGCCCACGTAGCGCTGATGGTCATTGCTGTTTCGTGGGTGACTACCCGTCCGTTGTTTGACCGGCCACCCATAATATTCAATAACCACGACGCGGGATTGGATAGCGAAGTTGTCGGGTCTTCGAGCGAACCACTTCTAGTTTTAAGAAATCCAGCTATCGTACTAATTAAATCCATTCATCGCGTGTATAACGCAAAGTTCGGTTATATGCAAACCGTTACCTTAAATGTGGGTTACTTTTATAGTTACTTTATATACGTGATAATTATATGTGTTTAACCCTTTGTGGTTTACGGTCTATTGTATATCTTAGCACGTTAGTAATTCTTAGGTTTTAGGATTCAGGGGTGACAGAAGTGTTGCCCCGCCTTTTAAAAAACGAATAATATGAGAAAGTTAAAAAGAAAAATTCAGAGGTTTACAAATTCTTTGCGCAGAATACCAGGCGTTGAAATAGCTATTGTTGTAAAGTACGCTGAAGACATACACCTGGAAGGTGCGGGTTCCGGGCAATTTGTTTCGGAAGCCAGCGATGAACTGGCCCTTTGGTCAGAGGAACTGATTGAAATGGAGGAAGGGGAATTAACGGACGAGGAAGTAATACAGATTCACGATGAAATTGAACGCATCCAAAAAAACCTAAACGATGGAAGTGACTTTATTTAATGGCTTAATTGATCAAATAAATAAGGCTATTGACGCCCGACAAGGGAATCGCACTGAAAAGGAAATAGCTGAACTATTGGAAATTAGTAGTACAGCGTTGGCCAACTTGCGCGGTCGATCTTACCCATCGGCACAGACAATTTTTCACGTGCTGAAATTGTTGGGCTATCGCATCAACATTGTTAAGCGCGGGGATGGCGTTCTTGATTAGCCAGCTTTTCTATCATTTCATTAATCCATTCTATCGCGTGTGGGATGCACGTATTACCATGTAAAGGGCATTCAGGTATTGCCGACAATACTTTATTGCTTTCTGCTAATAACTTTTCTGTGAGTATAAGCTCTTCGGTCAATTCGTTGATTGCTGCTCTTAATTCTTTCTTTTTCATAATCTGGTTTACTATATTCCATATTTTTTGCTTTAATGGTTGTTACCTCCTGGGCTTCTTGCTCATTTGCGACTTAAAAGAATTGTAATTCCTGTAAGCCCTATGCCCATACTTCCTCTTATACAGGTTTTCCGCCAACCCGTATGCCTCATAATGTTTGGCCCGGTATTGCTTGACCCTGATAAAGATAGCATAAAATCTTTGAAATTGTTCGCTCATAAAAATGTTATCTCGCGCCCGCCGTAGTCAGACGCATTGTTTTCAGGAACATCACCGAAGTGAAGGTACGCACATACAGCGTTAGCCAATGCCGCAAACCCATCTATTTTACCTGTGCTTTTTTTCTTTTGAATCCATTGGTTGAATTCCCTATCCTCATAAATCTGGACGTTGCTAACTTGCCAGCGTAGTATAGGATTGCCCCCATGATTTAGCCGCTTATTCATAACGTCTTTTTCGATCTCTCGCATAGGCACACCCATAGTCAATGGCGCTTGTTTGAACGCTTCGCATTTCAACCCGTCAGCTTCCAGCGTGGGAATAACAACCGCCGAACGGTGCGCGTCAAACCCAATAGCCATAACCGTATGGCCTTCCACGATTTGCAGTATGTCGTTAGCAACTTGGTTGTCATCAATCACCCCGCCCGGACAAGTCAGTACCAACCCCTCATCCTTCCAATGCTTAAAGTGAACGTGTCCACGTTTGGCCCGGTCAATCACCGTGTCATTCGGCACCCAAAAGTACGGAACAATATCTATAATGTCATCGTCGTCTGGCTCGAAGATTAGCACGAAGGCAACCATGTCATCCACGGCTGCGAAGTCACAACCGCCGTAGCACTTGCGCCCCTTTAGTTTTTCAACGTCGATCTTCCGGATATTGCAGTCATCCCATAAATCAGCTATCTTCCAACTGGTCGTGGTGCTTGTCCAAATGTTTAAATGTAACCGCCGGAAGCTGTCCTTTTTCGTAGGGTCATTTTTAATCTCCTGAACCTCTTGCTTGAACTTGATTAATGATAGCGACGTACCTAATCCGGGATTCGCTTTGCGCCAGGTCTTCTGCAAAAATATATCATCATCTTTATCTGCGCAGTAAATTTTCACATACCACCGATCATCGGTGAATGCCCCCTTGCTGACGTTCACCGCGTAGTCGTGGATTGTTTCGGCGAACGTACCGACAACACCGGCCGTCGTTATCAAAAACATAAGCGGCTGCCGCCTACCTATCATACCTTTTCGAGTTGTTTCATAGAGCTCCGAATTCGGCTGCACGTGAACTTCGTCGAACATGATAGCGTGTAAGTTCGGTCCGTGCTTTGTATACGCTTCAGCGCTCACAACCCGGTAAACGCTACCACTCGCAGGGTGACTAATGTGATCTCGTTGTGGCTTAAATTTCTTTATCAAAGCTGAATCTAACTCCACCATTGTTTTGGCATCGTTAAATACAAGCCGCGCCTGATCTTTATCCCCGGCACATCCGTATATTTCCGCGCCCGGTTCACCGTCAAACCCAAGCATATACAATGACAGAGCTGACAATAATGTTGACTTACCATTTTTTTTAGCAACCTCAATATAGACATACGTGTACCGCCGCAAGTTGTCGGACACCCGTTTAGTACCGAACACTACCATGATTAAATCTCTCTGCCACTTATCGAGTACAATGAGTTGGCCGCGCAACTCGCCTTTGATGTGTCGGCAATGGCGCTCGATAAAGTTGATAGGGCGCTGCCCCGCTTGCTTATCTAGGTAGTACAATTTTTGGGATTTTATCGAAAGCGTTTATATTGTGTTTCGTTTTTAGATCAGTTATATAATTACCCTTTATAGCTAAATCTGTAAAGTCAGTTCGCGCCGTTATATTCATCAAACTATTCGTGTCCAGCGCGTTCATTTTTCCATCATCCCACAGCTTATAAAACTTCTCATCACTCACAAGTTCATGTTGACCGAACTTGATTTTACTAGCTACCTCATATTTCAAATCCCCTGCGTGTTCGCCGTTGGTCGAACTATGCAGGCACCTAACTTGATACAACGGCATTGATCTTTCAATTACTCGGCGGCTCAAGCATCTTCCGGCCCCAATAATTATAGGGCAATAAAAAATAAACTCCTCCTGTGTGGCAACATCCCTGATAGTTACCTCTGTAACGCCTGTAATATCCGGCTCCTGGTCCAGCGCCTCTTTCAAAACGGGCCAATATTCATCTGAAATTATATCATCGCAGCCCAAACCAAACAAGTAATTCCACTTTATTTTTAGCGCCGGCTTCAATCCAGCGTTCAATTTAGCTCCAAGCGGTAAGTTGTCAGCCTTAACATACGTGACATTCACGCCCGTTGACTTCATATATCGCTGGGCGTCGGCCTTCTCCTTCGGTTCGCTATAAATAAAAAGCCCGTCCACGCTGAAATGCTTCTGGCAAATCATCATGGAACGGGCCAACGAATCAAAAAATATATGCGAAATCTCAGGTCGTTCATGCAGCGCTATGTATAAAAGTAGTTTCAATCTAGGTTGATTTCATTTTTTCCGTCCGGGTCTGTCATCACTCTAGCGTCGTATAGCTTCTGTCGGGCAAGCGGACCTATCCCAAGCGCCTTCGCATACCCCATAAATACGCCTTGGGTCTCCTTCCAAATGCGCCAATAGGCACTTGGGACGTTACCATCGCCCGTACTTTTCACTTCCACGAGTTCCCCATTGCTAATCTTCTCGTAAGTTTCGTGAATAATTCCAGCCGCCTGGGCCATATTCGTGATCAAAACCAGATCCTCAGGCTTCAAAATTTGCATCTGATTCAGCTCGCCAGTCAAAT